ATGGACGCCGATCTGGAACGGGAGCTGGTCGATTCAGAACCTGCGACGAAGATTCCGGCAGAGATTCTGCACCGCCTTCCGTACCAAAGCTTTTACGTGCAGACGGCAGATATATCCGTGTTCGAACATAAGATCGACGGTTTTTTCGTGACGCTGGAATACGATGTGAAAAACGGTGAGCATGAGCTTCGTCTGCTGCCAGTATCAGCAGACCTGTCATTCATTCTTCCGCTGTCGCTGCACATCAACTGTGAAACAATCGGCGAAGCGTTCGATCGGTATGAGGATGTGACTAACCAGCGTTCGCTGGAATTTCTGGGAGTGGAGTATAAAAAGCTGATAAATACGCCCATCAAAAAGATGGGTGTTGACGTCACTCGCCAGAGTGCAAAGGCCGCGATCCAGGAGCTGCTGCCCATCGTCGTATACATTTGTTCGACTGATAACGATGTCAGAGAGCGGAAACCGGCGAAACCGAAGCCGCCAGTAGACACCGCCGCGAAGCCTGTTTCTCCGCGGAAAACTGAGTCTACAGCCAAGAAAATCAATTTCTGGGATGTCGGCGTTCGGATTGGACCGGCACTGAAAAAATACCATGAGCATCAGGTTGCGCGCGGATCCACGCATGAGGGAGCACACACCCCAAAGCGGCCACACATCCGCAGGGCGCATTACCACTCATTCTGGACTGGACACCGGAACGATGAGGCAAATCGAGAGCTGGTGGTGAAGTGGATCCCGCCGATTTTCGTCAATGCCGACGATGGCAGTGATACGCCGGTGACGATCCACAAAGTCAAATAAAAAGCGGGGCTTTCGCCCCGTTTTTTATTCCCAATCGGTCCAGAAGCATCCTGGACCGATTCCGCAATGTCTTGTTTGCCGACTGATGGGATCATATTCCCATATCGTATCAGCAAGAACGAATTCATAGTTTCCGAAGTCGTTCATGCTGACTTCTGTTTTCTCGTTTACTTCGTCTGATACGACGAATCCCATTTCCCTTATCTTCTTCATTATATCCTCCTGCTACCCTCGTGACCTCCGGGGCGGGTTGAATTTAATCAATTATTTAATCAATTTCTGAATCCGGCATATCCGGCATTTTTGAGAATGCCCAATCATCACCGCCACCGCACCACTCACCTTCATCGTCATAGTCGTTTTCCTCGACCATGTATTCTGTCACAAGATAGTATCGCTTTCCATCATGCCCGCTCAGCACACGGATATTCGATTCGTATTTTTTCAAGGCCTCTCTTGCTTCATCAAGACTGTCGAACGACTGCAATATTTCGGGGTCCTCATCGTAGCCCGGAGTGTTTAGTGCTATGTCAACGGTGCAGCCCGGTACGATAGCATTTTTGTCTCTGATCTCTGCTGTTCTCTCAATTAATTCATATTTCTTCATCATTAATTCCTCTCCTCCTGTGTGATGTTTCTTTGTTGTCTATATATTACTACCTTATCGTAGTAATGTCAATGGGCTCTGATAAACTTTTTATCAGAAAAAATCCTTATAAAACGTTGACAATACAACCATATCGTAGCATTATATAAATATCAAGTAGAAGCCCGGAAAGGAGATCACTGATGCTGATATCTCTGGTTGAGTACGCAAAGATTCACGGGCGCGATCCTGCGACAGTCCGGCAAATGGCGCTCCGCGGAGGGTTTGAGACCGCACGGAAAATAGGGAGAAACTGGTGCATCGAGGATTATGAAGAGTATCCTGATCACCGGAGGAAAGAAAATCCAGATGTGGACGAATGAGTTGTGTTATGCCGCCAAGGGGTAAGCCCCTGGCGGCCCTTTTTAATGCTCGACAATCACTGCATCGAATCCGGAATCCTTCAGAATCTGCACACGCTGCTCAGCGTTCGCTTTCTCACTGAAGGATCCACAGTAGATGTGCATCCCGTCCGATTCCTTCTCTGTAAAAGTCGCAAGACCGGTTTTCTTTTTAATCGCGGCCTGCAGCCGCTCCATGTACTTCTGTGTCCGGAAGATTCCGACGCGCACACGGTATATCTTCGCGGTCGCTACGGGCTTTGCGGTCTGCTTCTCGTCCCGGATCGCGGCCTTAAAAGACTCCCACTCCGCTTCTGATCCGCTCGGCGCGTTCCATCCGATAACGCCTGGGCACAACTTCCCGTTGACGTCATAATGCCTGATCACGTGATCAGCCGGGATGTTGTACAGTTTCATCAGGTATTTAGTCAGCTTGATACACGCCTGCAAGGTAGAGTCGGTGATGTACCATGCAGGATCATTCGGCCTGCTCGGCGCTTTCCCCGTCTTGCTTTCAACACACATTTCGATTGATATGCTGTTCGAATTTTTGCATTTCCGATAGAACGAACCACCATACTGCGTCTGCCTGTCGCCGCCGACTGCCCAGCTGTATCGGGCTAACGGGTTGACATTGTACTGCCAGATGTCGCCGTTGTGGCCGCAATAGAAATCCGCAGATGCATCGTCAACAATCTTTTGGTTGTAGTAGTCGATGTTGTCCTTCGCGTCTCCCAATGTCCCGACGTAATGGATGCAGATATATTCGATCTTCCCGATTCGCTGGCTTGTGTTGTGTGTCCGCAATCCCAGCGGGTTTTTGTGAATATCCAGTTCTGTCACTTTTTCCTCCTTCCTCAGCGCTTCCGGCACCTGATCAGTCGGCGCGACGGTCGTCAGGTCGTCATACTGCGTCAGGTTGTGTTCACGGACGATTCGCATCACAGATGTCGGATACGTCTTGCCCGTCGCGTACCCCCGCGTGGCAACCGCGCGAATCAGCGTTTCTGGATCCTTCAGCGCCAGCACTTCACCGCCGTACTTCGGTGCTCCGCCTGCGCCAGCATTTGAGGCGTAAGTCAGGAAGAGCAGGAAGTCCGCGAACGACTGCTCGATGCTGTCAAACTTCCGGAACTGGTCGTTGATCCGCACGATCCGATTGCCGTACTGCTCCGGGGTATTCTTCGTGATCGACTTGCCCGGCCACACGGACAAGCCGACATCCACCCATGATTTGTTCAGCAGCTCGCTCTTCTGGCCGACCATGTTATTCACGGCGATCAGCGGGTAGCAGTCCGCAGCTATCCCATAGCCATTTTCAAGGCACGACTGCGCGATCAGCACCGATGGAAGATACCCGTACCGCTTGCACACGCGCCGCGCCGGTTCGATGACCTGCTGCAGATATTCATTCTGGTTCTTACATGGATTCATCTCATGCGCCTTCCTTCGATTCTGGCGTTCCGACTGCGATGGACTTCAGCAGGGACAGGATGCCGGCAAGCCCCGCAGTGCTTGCCACTACGCGCCAGTCAACCGCTCCGATTGTCGCCGTGCTGCCGATCGCCGCGATTGCGGATGCAGCAGCCGTCTGCACAGCCGTCCAAATAGCCCTCACAACATATGATTTAACCTTGCTCATCTTCAACCCTCCTTGTCTTCATCGGCAAATTGTTTACTTCGTGGATCATCTTCTCGGCGGTGCCGTTTCCGCCAAGCGCTTTGTATGGTTTGTACAAATACTTGTACAAATTCTCATACTCATCCTTTGTTACATATCCGCGCCCGATGATATCGGACGCCAGCGCCACGATACGGTCGTGTCCCAGCCCCATTACCATCTGTGATTGTGCGCTGTTCTTGGCGTTCTTCGCGTCCTTCTTCTTGTCATGCCGCTGCAGCAGATACGTGATCAGCCCCGTCACCCCAGAGGATGACAGGGCTGTAATGACTGCGATAACGATGTCGTTGCTCATTCGGTGATCTCCTTCCATCCCTGCGGGTACGCCTCCGGTGACCAGGCATTGTTGTCGATGGTCGACTCGTACGTCTTGCCCTTGTACGTCACCTTGTCGCCCTTGCTGTAGGTGTTGGATGCATCCGGCTGCTTCCACTCGCCGATCGGCGTGCCGGACTGTCCCGGAAGAATCTCAGCAAACAAGCTGTGCGCGTCTGCCAGATCCCAGTTCGCCTGCGATGTATGATCGCTCGACACCTTCCATAGCTTCCCGCCGTACTGCACACGATCGCCGGTTTTGTACGCCACGCTGTCCGGAGACCACTGCGGGAAGTATTCCGCATATCCCGCGGCATCCGTATCGCTCAGGCTGTCGCGGCCTTTCTTCGCCAGGTCGACGATCTGCTGGATATCGCTGGACACGCTTCCACCAGCAATTCCTCCGGCGATATCATCCAGAGTCTGCTGTTTCTTCGAGGTATCATCAAGCGCAAAAGTAAGCTGTATGCTTCCTTCTGTTTTTACCGCAGTAATCGTGGTGATCATTTTTCCGGTGAGCGGCACATCATCGAGTGATCCAAGAACAGACGACTTGACTTGCTTCACCAGCGGATCACATGCCGCGAAGCTGTCGAGCATGAATATCAGGGCCGATCTGCTCGATGTGATTGCCACATCTAAAGAGCTGCCGTCAGTAAGTTTTAATGTTTTCATATTCTCCTCCTCATGAAAAAAGCCGCTAAATAGCGGCATTAATAGAACAAACAACGGTTTAGCACAGTTATATCCAGTAGGTTCCATCTATCTGTCAGTAAATGATGCAAATCCCGGCACATTTATTGGTGGGACTTGGGAACGAATCAAGGATCGGTTCCTTTTGGCTGCTGGTAACACCTATTCTGCCGGTTCAACAGGTGGCGAAGCAACACATACTTTATCAATTGATGAAATGCCGAATCATGCCCACAGTGAAATGCTAGGAGATGGTAGCCAACCGAATCAGGTAGTGAATCCACTTAGATTATTTTCATCCAATGGAAAGAACGGAGGAACCGCTATATCTACGAACTGGTACTCTACTGGTCTTGGAGACCAACTAACGACCTCGTATACCGGAAGCGGCTCGGCACACAACAACATGCCGCCATATTTGGCTGTGTACATGTGGGTGCGCACAGCTTAAACCTGGACCCATCCGGAAATCACACTTGAATTTCCAGAGCATCTATAAATACTCCCAGATGCTTGTGTGAAATATAATGCGTTGAAATCGGTATAGACTCCTTTAGATTCAAATCCGAATATAAGCATAAAACCCCATTCTGATGGAAAGTTTAATGTTCCATCATATGCTGTATGGTAGTATAACCCGCTTTTTAAAGATGACATTGATTGTATACCGGTCGAATTAAACCCAGACGGGAGACTCTTTGGCTTCCAAATATCATTGAATGCGCTTTGTAATGTAGCAAGGTCTTCTGCTCCGGCTTTATTTGCTAAACCGTTGTTTTAATCAAAATTTTTGACCCACAAAATGTTGAAGCCAATCTTGCCGGTCACATAATCGTCAAACCATACTATTGCTTTGCTTATTTCTACTTCGTTTATGCCATATTCCCAGCTTACTGCGCGAACTTTCCTTTGCATAGAGTTCCAATCTGCTGTCGCAGCCACTGGCCAATATTCAGCAGCAGGCGGGTCTATTTTTACATAAAAGGCGTTCGAAAAGGTTTGCTCGTAATGCATAAATTTAAATCTAGATAAACCGTTGTTTAACGCAGTGATGTCGTTCTTCAGCACCGCCAACGACTCTCTCACAACGAAGCTCTGCACGACCTTTGTTATCGTGATCCCTGAGATGTATACGTAGTACAACGCAGTTTCGTCCTCCGTCGCCCCTGCGTAGATATTGCCGGTCGTCAATGCAGCAGGTGCAGCAGTCCCCGATCCGATTGTGACCGGCGTTCCTTTTTTCAGCACCATCGATGCGGACTCTATCCCGGACGATGCATCCATGGTATATTTGATCGCGATTGTGTCTATCCTTTCCTTGTTCTGCTCGCCGTTTTCGATCTGCACAACCTCGATCTCATTCTGTGGCAATGTTATATGCCGTCCTTGATCGACCAGGTCCCCGTCAGCTATGTCGATCTCATTGTTGCTGATGATCGTGTAGGCGAACTTCTTCCCAGTCGGAAGCACATACCGATCAAGGCCCACAACGCCCGCGATCAGTCGTCCCGCGTCAGCAGATGTGATATGCCCGGCTCCGCTGTGGCCGGTTATAAGCGTAACACCCATTTATTTAACCTCGTATTTGATGCTGATATCGTTGTTAGTTATTTTGATGATTTTTTTTGACACTTCCTGAATTGTCGTGATCCCGGTCGTGTGCTCGATGCAGCCGACCAGATCGCCGATGTCGTACACCTGATCTGTTTCTTCCAGATCGATGTCCAGATCATCCGCCTGCCATGCTTCTTCCAGCTTTTTCTTTGCCGACTCTACCAGCGCTGCATACCGGTCCTCGACTGCCCGGAAGTACGTCCCGGTCGTCCATTCTGGCGCGACCATCTCATCGCTGTTGGTGTAGTACGTGTTCTGAGCCCACGAAGGCGGGGAATTATCCACGCGCACATAGTATGTGTTCGCCGCAAATGTTGGCGCGACCTTGTACTTTATCAGCGTAAATCGCGCATCCGCTCCCCAGTTGGGCGGTGTCTCAAATGATATTCTTGTGTAATACCTTCCTGCTCTCCATCCAGGGACCTTTTTCTTCGATGTCAGTGATACATTTTTCCACCGTTCTTTCTTGTTCTTCTTCAGCTCCTTCGCGGTCGCCCGGCGATAATACGAGCTGTAATTTGTCGCCCAGTCACTTGGGCGTCCGGTCTGCAGCTGATAGCTCTCGTTGTTGACTCCTTGCACGCGCCGATATGTCGTCGTTACGCCGTCGGAATACAGCGAATAGTACGTGCCGTAGTTCGTCCCCCAGTCTCCCGGGCACACCCCCTGTCTGACGTAATTCTCCTGATCGATGCCGCTTACTCGGCTTCCCCCACCAGCCGTGTAATACTCGCCGTAGTTCGTCGCCCAGTCAGCCGGCTGTGATCCCAGCAGGTTGTATACAGTCTGGCCACGCACAGACGAATATTTCACCTCGCCTTTCTCGTCCGTCCCTCGCGTGTAGTAGCTGCTGAAATTCACAGACCAGTCCGCAGGCTGGTAGCGCTGCAGAACGTGTCCCAACCGGTGTTTTCGCACGTGTGAATAACTGTCGTCTCCGTCATCCTGGATCTCGTGCGTGAAATACTCCTCACAGTCTTGATCCCAGTTAGATGGCTTCTGCGTAGTCAGGATGTAATTCGTAGTGATCGACGATGACGGTTCGTCAAGAACCTCAGCCACCTCATCCATGCCGCTGATCACACGGCTTGACTCATCCAGGATGTAATCGCTATCCTGCAGCGGTGGATCGTTCTTCGCGTATTTCTGGATGCCTCCATGGGCATCAGTGAAGATATGGATCACTGCCCGATCCTTCAGATCGCCCTGTCCCATGCAAATCATGTGATTTACCGGATGATAGTTTTTTGTTACCGTGTAATCCACCTGGGATGTATCCCACTCTTCATCCTGGCTGTAATCGGCAGCAGGCTCGGCAGACAATACAACCTTGCCCGCCTGCCAACGGCAACGGAGCTTCGCGTATACTGATTTCAGCATCGCGCGTATCCCGGTGTAGCCTTTTACATACCGTTCCATCTGGTAGTTATTGATCGTGATTCCCGATCCGGATGTATCGGCAGAAAAAAGAGCACCGAGTCTCAATGCCTCGATGATCTGTCCCAATACCGTATTCGCTTCGCCGCCGAAGATCGCATAATCCTGCCCGGAAGGTGGGCAGATCACCCTACTTTCAAGGATTCCGTACCATGTCCGGCCCTTGTATGTGATATCTCCCTTTTCCGTATCCACCTTGATGCTGTCGATGTATCCGCCGTAGTCTTCACCGTCAACGTACAGATAGCAGCCAACCCGGCAGCAGTGGTTATCTCTTCCAACTGTGCATTCAAAATCGTTTTCGTCAGACCCATACGCCATATCCAACGTATACGCCATCATCACGCCGACGTCTTTGCGGTTCTCATCCGTATAGATCAAATCCATACTGCCGGCTCACCCCTCTCGTCGAACAGCGTTACATCCATTTTTAACGATTTCGACCGAACAACTGGAATGTCTCCACGGTCAATCTTCGTAAAGATGTAACTGTCCTTGTCTCGCAGGTAGAAGTAGTTTTCCTCGTTCCCGTGGGCGTCATATTTCTCGACCGTCTTCATCTTCGAATCGATCTCTACCCGCTCATTAGACCCTAGCGTGCAGAACAGGCCGTACCTGTTCCCGCCGATTGTCACAGATGGATCTGTACACGGCCCGAAAAATGTCAACTTGAAATTCGCCGAATTGATGCAATCGCATGGAAGCACTTCAGAATAGCTCGGTGCTCCGAGATCAATCGGGAAGTCAAACGAAAAATCGGGTCCTGTCGATTCGTCTCTGATCGATGTGAAATGGTACTTGTTCTCTTTGATCCAGAATGGATAAGTGCTGATCACGTGCACAGTCTTCGTCACGGACTCCATCATCTCATCGAAGCTCTCATAGGATTGCACGACGATAAAGGCTTCCCGGTAGAATCCGTTCCACCAGAGCTTGCCCGGCTGCATGCGCTGCACATCCGCATCGAACACCCGGTGCATCTTCGCCATGATCGCGTTATATTCTGCAGCGTTTTCCGCCAGGACATCAATCTTGAAATCACACTCCGATGTATCTTTGTAAAACGTCTTCACACGCCCGATGCCGTTCACCCCGGATATCGTTGTAAACTTCCATTCAGATTTCGCCAGCACCTCCGGATTCTCTGCTGTAAGGGCATCCGAGTTGAAGTCGATGATCTCCCCAGTCGATCCTTCATAGTATAGATTCATCCGGATACCCTCCTTACTGCCCTGCCGAATTCGCGGCCATCCATCTCTATCACCGGGGTTGACTTGCTCACGGCATCCGCTACCTTCTGCCCAAGCAGGTCATAATCGATCTGCGGCACCGACTGCATCACGGCCGCCGCGACATAGTTCTGTAAGACGTCTACCGGCGCGACCGCTTCCGGTCCCGCTTCTCCGACTCCCTTCAGGCCATACAACGTCGGAATGATCGTCGCATTGTCAAACACAGCGCCTTTTGCGTACCACTGGACAGATACTGATGGCACCTGCTTTGTCTTAGCGTTGAAGTCGCCAGACATAGAAAAATGCGGGACTGCGATATCGGGACCTTTGAGCTTCGTATTCAGCGCCGACCGAAGTTTGTCAACCCCGCTTTTCACAGATGATTCTGCCTGCTTCATGGATGAGCCAATCTCACGCGCCATGTCGGCAAAGCCATCGGAAACCGTGTCAAGGCTCGGTGCTATGGCTGTTCCGAAAAGCTTTGACCCATTCGTGAGCATGGTTCTCACGTTAGCCATCATCGTGCTCACAGTGCCCGTTACCGTGCTCGCCTGTGTGCTGATCCCTTTTGACAGCTCGCTTACTGTTGTATTTGCTGCTTCTGATGCTCCCTTTGATGCATCATCCGTCATGCTCTTCGTCATAGCGGAACCGGCAGCTTCGCCGGCTGCTGACACGCCTGACGTATCAACAGTGCTTCCGTTGATCTCCTGCATTAGCTCATTAAAGGCCTGCACAGGATCAACTGTTTTGTTGTGAATCCCATCCACAAGAGATTTCGGCAAGGATATCCCGGCCTTCTGTGCTGCGCTTACCAATCCGTCAAGCTGCCCAGATACCGCTGACTGAAGCATCTGCACGGCCGTTTCAGCATCAATGCTGCTGTTGTTTATTCCTTCCTCCAGCCCATCCGGAATCTTAACACCTATCTGTTGAGCGGTATTTACAAGGCTGTTAAGCGAATCCTTTGTGCTCTGATCAGCGTCGCCCAGCTGGCTCTCAATAGCCGCCCTGAGATTTGAAAAATCGACATCTGAAGATCCGATATCTACCAGTCCATTGTCAAGCGCGATCTTATCCAGCGCTAGTATGTTCGATATCTGGTCCTGCATATCAAGCGACTGCATATAAGATTCGGACATTGAGCGGATCTGTTCAACTCCGTACTCTCCCTGGTTCTCCATTGTCCAGGTGATGTGATCAAGGATATTCGCGCCTTCCGTCCCCATGCTTTCAAGATTCGTAAGAAATTCCGGCGTAATAATTCCTTCATTGCAGTATTCCCTGATTTTTGCCAGATTTTCAGCGTAATTCTTATAACCATCGATCTGGCTTTGCAGGTTGGCATTAATCTTTTCGGTCGTCTGGTCTTCGCCACCATCAAATTCTGTTGTGATGGAAAACTTCAGCGTTTGCTTTGTGGATGCTTCTATCTTGTCATATGCTTCAACCACGCTCTGCGCATAGTCGCGCTCCATCTGGGCGGCATCCTCAATGTTGAAGGTAAGCTTCTGCACCGAGTCAGAATACTCATCAGTGGCTGTCTTGCTTTCATCCGCAACAGGCTTATAATCTTTCATCCCGATAAGATTATTTTTCTGCGCTTCAACACTCTCCTGCGTTTTTTTATTCAGATGGTCAACTGCATTGTAATCTTGAAGGGTAAGGAATTGATGATCTTCTATTGCATCAGATGCGCTACTGGTGGAATCAATAACCGATTTTGCCGCTTTTGCGTATTCTTCAGCTTTTCCATTCGCATCGTCATAAGTTTTCTGGAGACCGCCCATCGATTGCTTCAAGTTTTCGGTGTCGCCAGTGTTTTCTGAAATGTACCCGCTCAGAATATTTATGATGTTCCCATACTGGTTCGAATCATCAGTGACATAACTGAGGATATCATTATACTGATCGAGCGTGATCAGGCCGCTGTTTAGAGCATTGTTCAGCAGTTCGGTCTGTTCTTTCGCATAAGCCACGCCGTCAACGGAGCCTTTGAGTTCGAATGCGTCTTGTGCATTCATGGCGTTGTCGCGCAGCTCCTCGAATACCTTGCTCGTTTCCTTCAGATTTTCCAGACGGTTTTCAGCCATCTGAAGCTGCACCTTTGCGTCTGTTGCCTTCGCCAGCAGATCCTCGGCACCCTTCATGATCGTTTGCTGAACAATCTGGTCCTTGTAGGCATCGGTCAGTTCTTTAACCGCTTCCTTTGTGGACTTGACTTTTCCTGTCTGCCCGTCGTATGCAATGCTCAGATTCGGAACAGTTGTATTCAGCTGATCAACAATGCCTTTCAGGCGCTCCTTCTCGGCCTCTGTCTTGTTGTCTGCGTCACTCAGATTCCACATCTGAGAAACAAGAACATCAATCTCCGCAGACTGCTGCGCATAGCTGTCTTTGGCATTGCCAACCTCTTTGTTCGTTTCCTCCAGGCTCTTCTTTACATTGTCCAGATTATCCGCGAATTTTTGTGTTGCCGATTCGGTGGTCAGTGCATCAGTAAGGGTATTGATCGCACCGGTTCCGAGTTTCACAATTGCGGTCAGCGGGTCCTTTATCTTGTCATACAGCGCAATGCCCAGACCTTCCGCCGCCGACTGAAATTCTGTTGTGGCACCTTTCAGGTTATCCTGCATGGTGTCGGCCATATCCGCCGCCGCGCCATCACAGTTCTGTATAGCGTTCGCCAGCTTGTCAACATCGCCCTGCCCGGCGTTCATCAGTGACAGGAACCCTGACATCGCTTCCTGCCCTGCGATCGACTTCGCGGCATTGGCCTGTTCTGATTCCGATAATCCGCTGAACTTTTCTCTGCATTCGCTCAGGATATCGGAAAGCGAACGCATGGAACCATCGGCGTTCTTTGTGTGTACAACAAGCTCTTTCCCGGATGCGGTCGTGATCTTGATGTCGGATGACATCTTTGTCATGATCGTCCTCAGCGATGTACCTGCCTGCGATGCCTTGATTCCGGAATTCGCCATCAGGCCGATAGCTTCCGCAGTGTCTTCGGCAGAGAATCCCAACGATCCCGCGATAGGTGCACAATACTTGAACGTCTCACCCATCATCGATACGTTCGTGTTGGCGTTGCTCGATGCGGCCGCCATAATATCCGCAAAGTGTGCGGAATCAGATGCTTTCAGCCCGAATGCCGTCAGCGCATCGGTCACGATATCGGATGTCGTTGCCAGATCTTCCCCGGAAGCTGCCGCCAGATCCATGATGCCGCTGATGCCGTCAAGCATGTCATCGGTCTTCCATCCGGCCATGGCCATGTACGACATTGCATCAGCCGCCTCGGTTGCACTGAACTTGGTTGTGCGGCCCATCTCTTCCGCTTTTTCCGTCAGCGCGTCAAGGTCCTCACCGGTTGCACCGGAGATAGCAGCAACGTTCGACATTGCGGCCTCAAAATTTGCCCCGACTTCAACGGCCTTTTTTGCCCCGTCAATTAGCTTATTCGGGATATCCATCAGGGCATCGGTGATATTCGATCCGATACGGTAAACCGCACCGGCTCCGATTTTCTCAAACATCCCATCAAGCTTACTGCCTGACTGCTCCGCGCTGTTTCCTACATCGTCCAACTCGTCGCCCATTTTGTCGACCGATGAGCTGAAATTCGATGCCGCCGCGCTGGTTTCATTTATCGAACCTTCAAGCTTTGCCTGCTCTGTTTTGGCGTTCGTGAGCCTCGTTGCCCACTTCTGCGCCTCTTCGCTGTTCTCGCCATAGATCTGCTTTGCGGCTTCCAGCTTGCCATTCAACGCCTGCTGCTTCTGTGCATTCGCTTCAAGCTCAGACTCCAATAGCTTCTGTTTCTGCTTCAGATACTCAGCAGAATCGCCGGTGTTCTTGAACTGCGCGTCATTCAGCTTCATCTCGGCGCGGAGTCCGGACATAGCAGAATTTGCCTGCTTGATCTGCGAATTGAATTCGGCGGTGTCAGCTGTGAATTTGATTCTTGCTTCATTTTTAGCCGCCATATCATCTGTCCCTCTCATATTGCAGCACCGACGCATGCCATGCATCGTATGCCGCCTTGTTTTCCACTATTCGCTGTAAAAATGGAATAGGCGCATGCCAGAAAACATCCTCCGGGATCCCCATCAGCTGCACATAGTAGGTGTAGTTATCCTCAATGGTTTCCAGGGTGAATTGTGGCATGCGCACCCGTTTAATTACTGGCTTCGTTGCCCTTTGGAAGGCGCTGGCGAAGTCGCTTTTTTTTTCGGCTGCGGGTTTAGCAGCTGGTTGACGGTACGCAGCAGCAGGCCCCGGTTCGGCGTCAGCCGCTTCAGGAAGTCCGGATAATCCATGTAATCCTTATCCAGATGAGCGCACACATACGCGGTGTATACCATGTATGTATAATCCAGCTCATCCTTCGCCCCATTCAGGCGGATTTTCTGATACTTCTCATAGATTTCGTTCGTTTTGTCGCCGCCCTCGCGGAGGAGGTACAGGCTGTAAAAATTCAGCGTTCCCTCCTCTTTCGTGCCGTCGTCAAGTTCAATTGCTACTGTGGTGTCAGTCATTTTCCCCTCCTGCGTCCATCATGTCAGCCGGTAGTCTTCTGCGCCTTCTCGCTGGAGAACGTGGTCATCCAGTTATCAGCGGTCAGCGTCGTGCCCTTCAGCTCTGCTGCCAGTGCCTCGTACTCGCCTTTGCCGTAATCGTCAGGCATGTAGGACGCCTTGATCTCAACCTCCGCGACTTCATCCCCGCCGTTCTCAACGGAAAGGGTTCCCACTTCCTCGATCTTGCAGCGCGGGAATCCTTTGAACATGATGTTGTCGTCCTCGTCCTTCACCCGTGCGGTTACGGTGAACTCCGGCATCGGCGTCGAATTGTCGAACGCATACACGCCGTCCTGAAGCCCCTCACTGACCATCGCGTGAAGCTTCCTGTACAGATCCAGCTTCACATGCATGCTCAGTGTGATCGTGCCGTTGCCGGTGACCTTCGTCTTGCGCTTTTTCACGTAGCCCCGGCATTTCTTTGTGACGGTCTTCGTCTCGCGCTCAACTTCGAGCTTTCCGACGCAATCATCCTCGGTGAAATCCGACTCACCGGCGACCTTGATCGCCAGCTGGTCGCACTCATAAGGGGAAAAAACTTCTGTAGAAGAAAATCCTGCCATCTTAATTACCTCCATTGAATTGTTCTGTTAATTTTCCTACGCACAGCTCAACTACCTTTGGTGCTGCCGCCTCCGCTCCATGCAGCATGAATTGTTTGTTTCCCGCGTGTTTCCGGGTGCTGCTGCCATCGTCCGGGAAATACAAATAGTGGTATTTCCCTCTGGCGGCGATGGTCACTGACAGCTCGCCGTTATCCTGTTCGAATCTCCCAGGCATCGCCGATCTTGCGGCTGGGGCTTTGCCTTTCCAGTTTCGGCCGGATGCCGGCAGCAGGCGGGCAATATGCTTCTTGATCTCCTCAGCGCCTTCGGTTCTCAGAACCTTATCGATGATTTGCCCGGACCCTGCGCCGTAATCAACCATCTTGTCATACAGATCATCTATTGACCCGGCATCAAATTCGAACCAGCCCATCAGCAGCTCCTTTTCTGCGGGTGCACGAACGTGATGGTTGCGATCTCCACAACCATGTTCGAATTCCCCTTGAAAGTGTAGTCATAGGTGATGTCGTCCGATGTCTTTTTCAGCTTCGGGCCCGGCGTCTTTTCGAGCGTCTTGATCACCGTATCGATGTAGCCTTCCGGGATGTAGTCCTCATGGATCACATGCACCTGATAAAAGGTCTCCCGGTCGATGTTGTTACTTGATGTCGCGGTCCGCACGCGGTTGAATACAAAGTAATTCCAGCGGTCAAGCTTTGTCTCCTGGCACGCGCCATACCAGCAGCCAACCATCGGCACATCATCGGATGCGCACATCCCGGTCAGCAGATCGCTTATATGGTTCAATACTGACGTCATAGCTTGCGCACCTCCTCCAGATACAGGTACATCACCCGGTTTTCGCGGTCGAAGTCAACGTTGATGATGCTGTACAATGTCTCGTCGATCTTGACGATGTTCAGCTTCGTCACCCACGGGCGGAGGAGGCATCGCACCTTCATGCTCAGCGTCCGGCCCTGCGAGCTGGCGAAGTCCTGATCCTGATCGCGCTTGGACATCTCCTGATAGTTCAGCTTCTCAATCTGCTTGATGTCCGATCCTTCCCTGGCATTCTTCACAGCTCCGAAGTCCGACCTTCCGGCTGTCTGCTCGCATACCCAGAGCACACCGTCCGTATATGTTGCAAAACGTTTTTTCATGAGCCGCTCTCCTTCTGGTATGCGTGGAGATGCCGTGCCCGGATGATCTCGGTACGGTATGCCGCGTCGAATTCGTTCAGGCAGTTATTCCACGCGTACAGCAGATATGCCAGATACAGCTCATGATCCAGCCCGGGCTTAAAGTAGTCAACCTCGGCGCCGAGCATGTGGTTTAGCGCCACCTCGGCGTCGAGCATCATGTCTTCGATGCGGTCGTCCGTGTCCGTATCTTTCCAGGTGACGCTGAGGTGCCGTTTGACCTGATCAAGATACTCGTCAGGCATTGTGTCTTTACTCAGCATCGTTTTTTACCTCCTGTCAGGCTCCGGTCGTCTCCGTCTTCTGCAGCACGGTGATATATGCCGGGTTCAGCTTGCTGATATCCAGCAGCACCGCTACCGTGTTGTCCCATGCACGCCCCATGCCATGCATCTTGATCTTGTACACGCGCTGGTCCGCCAGGAACTTGAAGTCGTCGGAATACTCCAGCATGCCGTCCTTGGAGGATCCAAGCCCGAAGAAATACTCCTCCGGAAGGAAGACCAGTGCTTTTCCGGTCTCCATCTCGTTCGATCTGATCACCTCGGTCGGGAACGGGAACAGGTTGGTAGAATAGGTCCCGTTTGCATTCAGCACGGTAGTCGCCGGCATAACCTTTTCCAGGTAATCGACCTGGTTGCAAACAAGTGTTACCTGATCAAACTTCCTCATTGTTCCACGCTCCGTCTTCGCCAGCTGAGAGAGCACCTTGCCATATTCAGCCGGAAGGAAAGACTTCACAGCGACTGCCGTCTTTTGCGGATATCCGGTCTCGGAGGAGAAGGACACACCCTTGTGGATGTCGCGGTCAAGTCCGATCGGCTGCTTCAGGCCGGTTCCGGAGATGATTGCCTTCTCCAGCGCACAAGCAAGGGATTCCTTCAGGAATGTCCTGATGTAGTTATCCAGGAAGGTCGGCCCGAGATCGAGCATGTCCTTCTCGATGATTGCATATGCGGACAGCTTGCACTGATTGACCTCAACAACACGAAATGCGGACGTGATCTGCTTCGTGATCTCGTCATTCACATCACCCCACGCAGCAGTCTGCGCGGTGTGGTCATTAAGAATCCAGCGTGTCAGGTAGGACACGTTCTGGAAGTTGATGCGGCTGAGCAGCGGATGCTCTTCGGTCAGGTCCTTGTACACATCCTGGATGATGGTCTCCGGCATCACCTTATCAGTGTCCGGAAGTCCGATATAGGACTGTACCGGGGTCTTCGTTTTGCCAGCATCGATGATCTTCTGATAGTAGGATTTCTCCTCATTGGTCAGCTGACGGAATCCGCGCTGTGCCAGAATGGTGGCATCGCCGTTCGCTGACAGATAATCCTGCCCGACAGATGCAGCGATTGCGTTTCCAAATTTGTCAAACGCCGCCTGCACTGCCTCATCCGTTGCATTCTCGTCAGTAAATACGCGCATCATCTCAGATGCAGCTTCATTGATTATAGTTTTGTTCTTCAGCATTATTTATTCCTCCTTTGCGATGATTGCAGCAAACACTCTCTTTGCATTCTGTGCCATTGTGACTGTGCCTTTGTTGACTGGTTTCGATTCTGCGAGCGCGGACAGTAAATTGTCCATCTTCGCATCAATCGCCGAAATACGTGCTTCTAGCAGTGTCTCAGCGGGTGCCTCAATAATGCGCTGATGGATCGCTGCCATTGCCGACTGGCTTGCACCCTCTTCGCCCTCATCATCGTCTGCGATGTCCGTCGCGAAGCCATACTTCACCGCTTCCTCTGCTGTCATCCACGTCTCAGCGTCCATGAGCTTCTGGATTTCTTCCTCGCCCATGCCGGTCACTGCCTTGTACATCGTGATGGATGCCTGGTTTACTTTGTCTGCGTCGTCTGCCATCTTCCGCAGCTCATCCGCGTTCATTAGTCCCCAGCTGCACACGCTGCAATTGTGGATCATCAGTAATCCAAGCTTGCCCATCGTCCGCTGGTCCCCCGCGCAGAAGATCACGGAGGCCGCCGAGCAGGCGAACCCATCACAGTACGTATGCACCTTTGCCGGGTTCCGGCTCAGCGCCGAGCAGATCGCGACTGCCTCAGCAACATCTCCGCCGTTAGAGTTGATGTAAACATTGATCGTGTCCGCCTGAACGGCATCGATCTCAGCCTTCAGCCCCTTTGACGACACGCCGTGCTGTTCGCCGGTGCTTTCGTCCACATACGGGTACGATGTGATGTTCCCGTAGATATCAATATCCACGGTGCGTGACTGTTCGTCATGCGTTATCTGGTAAAATTGTTTCACTTGCTTTCTCCTCTCCCCCCGCGATGTCCGCGAAGTTTTTTGTAATAAAATGCTTCTGGCTCCACTCGGTGTTGAGCGGGGCATCTCCCAGCATCTCGCGCACCTCATCGATGCTCTTGACGCCAGATGAGATCAGGTTTGATACATTGGCGGCCACTGCGAATTGGTCGCGGTGCAGGATGGATGATGTGTCCATCACGTAGTAGTCGCCGCGCCGATAATTGTCAAACGTTCCACGCTTGTTCAGCGCCTCACTGATTACATCCGCGTATGGATCCACACCAAAGGTCAGGAACGATCCGACGATATCAGTCATGTTCGTGATGTTCCCGGACATCATGCTGTCCGGTATGTGGAACGCCGCGGACACGATAGAAAACAGGTCTTTCCTCAGTGCCAGGAATGCCGCCGAATGGTCGCCGGACATCTTCTCCGCTACTGGATCCGACACAAGCTCATATCCGTCAAATTCCGGATACACTGCGTTGTCATTTTCCAGATACGCCTTCAGCTGTTTGCTGATGGTGTCGGCGAAAAATTTGTTAAACTCCTCATCTCCGGCTTTTGTGCCCTGGATGTGGAGTTTATACTTCTGTCCATTCCCCTTCTGCACGGCCTTTGCTGCTGATGCGATGATTCCCTTGTACTGCGAATACATGCCGTCAATCAGCTGCCGCACCCGGATGTTGTCCAGCCGGATCAGATAGGCATCGTCCTGCGTAAATATCCGGTTGAAGGTAAAATTTCCAACCGTTACGTTCCCGTAGATGTCGCCCAGAATCGGCCGCTCAGCGTTCCGTGTGAATGAGTCTGCACAGTACAGCGCCCCTCCGGCATCTACGATCAGCGCCTCGCCGTCATAGATCATCTTGTTGATAACACGATGCCAGAACAGGCTGGACGTTTCATTTTTGTTCGGCGCAACGTTGAGCAGATAATAATCATCCGTCGACCGGTCAGGCTTTCCGTTCCGGTACGTCCTTACCTCCGAATGGCCGATCGCATTGCTGATCAGGGATGACGCTGTATAGATTGCCAGGGATTCGTAGTAAACCTCCGGCGGGATGTCAATGACAATTGACTGCGGATCGCCTCCGATATGCTCAGTCGTCGGAAACAGTTTCTCGAGAAATGTGTTGAACCATGCCATTGCTTCACCCCCTTTCAAAATGTGATGATGTTGACAACCTGCATCGGCGCCGGCATCTTGATCTTTTCCTCAACGCACATCGCCGCGACTAACGCCATGAACGGGTCTGTTTTCCGTGCATGCGCTTCTATCTTCGCGTAGACATATGAACCCTTGTCTGCGCCGACATCCCTTCCGTACTTGATCAGCTTCGTGTTGTTGGTCGCCCATCTCAGCATGGGGTTGTCGCCCCAGGCGAAATACCGCTCCATGAAGCAATGGTCGATCACCGGAACGACGCTCAGGATGTCCCGCTGCTTTACCAGTGTCAGATTCCCTTGTTCCGTCGAGATGCCGACCTTTGCCAGCGAATCGGATAGCAGCGAATACCGATAGCTGTCGACGCCTACCTGCTGGATGTTGTACTTCTTCCCGGCTTCCTGCACATACTCTGCAACGATCGACGGGTGGATCTCCACATCATCGACGAATGTCAGCAGGCCGTTGTTGATCCATGTCTTCCATGGTGCTTTGATCTTCGGCAGGTCCCGCGATTGACTGCACACCCAGCCGTGGCAGATATCGTATCTCCGGTCTCCGTCGCGGAAGTGGATATCAACCGCCATCCAGTCCGTGGTCTTTGAGTAGTCAATCCCGATTGTGCAGCTCTTCCCGGTCATGTCCGGGATCTCCTGATTCGTCGCCGCGATGGATTCCCAGTCAGTAACAGCGGTATCCTTCGCCAGATCCGGCAGATTCATCCGCTTGCTCAGGAATGCCGGCAGGCGGTCGGGGTTCTTCTTCCACTCGCGGTACTCCTTCCGGGTCTCGTCCAGCAGGTTTGGAAGATACGGCAGGGATGGATTCGATTTTGTCCAGTTCGCTTCATCGTCCACCTCTTCCCGCTTGTCGAGCTTGCAGATGAACGGCAGCAGGCCATTATCATCAGCTCCGGCTCTCAGGATGTCCTCGGAGTCCGCCAACAGGTCATCTAGCGGGCCGTCGCGGACATCGCCGTTCGTTGTGTAGTACGACCTACGCGGATCCTGCTTCTTCCCTAGTCCCGTCGTGAATACGTTGATGTTGTCGTAATTCCCGTACTGGTGGATCTCGTTGAAGATCACGATCCCCGATCTCAGGCCGTCCTTCCCTTTCGGGCTGTTCGTCCGTCCTTTTATCATCGATCGTGTCTTTACGCTTACAACCCGTTCCTTCGTCCAGTGATAGAATTTCTTGATCTTCTTCACATTGGCAGGCTGTTCGAAAAATCCGGTCAGGTCCTGCACCGGCCTGACTGCCTGTTCTTCGTTGTTTGCGCAGATATCAACGTCATATTCCGAAATCCCGTTATACGGTGATGTCAGCAGGAACGCCTCGACCGCGATCGTTCCATCCTTGCCTGCGCCTCGCCCCAACTCGCAGAACAGATCAGGCCAGCGCGGGCGTCCGTTCAGATAGCAGCAGTCATGCAGTGCAATGACGAATTTCTGCCAGGGAAACAGCTTGAACGGAACATAGGCATCACACAGATGCATGTAATCCCGCAGCCGCTCCATGTCGATCTCGATATCCTCATTTTCGAAGCAGTCCTTCACATGCTGGATCAACAAATGTTGCTCCTCGCAACACTGGTATGTGTTGTTCTCCACAATGTCGATCCATTCTTGGATTTCAGGCGGAAGCTTACAGCTCTTCATCGTCCTCCACTACGGCATCCGGCTTGACTCCCAGCGCATCGAGGAGCTTTAACATCTGCGCGTTCGTCTTGAGCATCATGTCAACGCTGTCGTTCTTGTGAACAACCGTCTGGCCTTTGGATCCGATGGCTGTCACGTTCACGCCTCGCTGTTCGATGTCCCGGCTGCACAGCTCTTTCGTCACGTACATCTTCATGTAATCCTCTACCATGTCGGAAAAGTGAGGATCATCATTGCCTGACCGTGCCAGCTGTTCAAGAAGCGATTTCTTGATTTTTCTGTATGCGCCAGACCTCATGATCTGAGCGACCTCTTTCGATGAATCCTGTTGCGTCATTTCATTTCCTCCTGCTGAAAACACCATGCGCACCGCGCGCGCGTATGAAGAGGCTAGACCGCCTCCCCGTTGCTCGGTTCCACCTTTTGAAAGGGGTAATAGGGCCCGGGGGTATCATCACCACCGCTCAACCGTCAGCGGCTTCGCCTGTTTCTGTTTGCTTTTAAATTTCTCCGGGTGCAGCTTATTGTGGCAGGACTTACACACCGGCAGCAGATTCGCTTTGATCTCACCTGCCGCTGGATCACGGAACGTCCGTGACATTGCCAGCTCTGGATGTTCACGCACATGCATGACATGATGGACAGTTGAGATCAGCTTCTTCTCGCCGGTCATGAAGTCCACATCGTACCGTGTGATCTTCCCGTGCTGCCTGCATACTGCGCACTCATAGTGAGCATCCCGCAGGATCTCTGTCTTTAACTTGATCCAGTCCTTTGACTTGTAGAATTTATACAGCCGATCCTCCTTGATCAGCTGTCTGATCCATGTTGCCAGCTCTGCCTGTGTCATATCCTTTGCCCACTAAAAAAGCTCCGGGCGATATACCCAGAGCATGGCGGGGCGCTTGCCCCGCCGGGTGAATTTGTATAGCGGCCTGCACTCTTCCGCTAAAGGCAGCACTGCTGCCATACAAAAAGGGAATGCTGTATAGCATCCCCTTCTGCCTGCTAAATGTTTATGCTTCTTTTGCAAATCCAAGTTTGTCTTTCAGCGCTTCCTGAAGAACGCCTGATACATTCAGGTTCGCATCGTCCGCCGCTTCATTGAGCCATTCCGGAAGCGTTACATTCCGCCTGACCATCTTTCTGTCAAGCTTCCTTCGATATGCTTCAAAGTCAATGTCGACAAGCGTCAGGATTCCTGCGCCGGCATCTGCAAACGTCCCGGAAGACACATCAATATCCTCTAGTGCCGACGGCTTTGGTACTTCCTGCTTCTTGTCCTGCAATGCGACTCCTGCAAGACCTATAGCGTCCCGCGCCATGTAGATGGCATCCGCTACGTTTTTCCCTTCTGTGAGTATCCCCAAATCAGGGACCTCGACAAGGACAACGTCTTTATCACGTGTAAGTATTGTCGGATATGCTGCTTTCATGTACCTTTCCTCCATCCTGTGTTATTTGTGAGAAAAGAGATTTCAGAGTGGAGAGCCGTTAAGCTCCCCACCGTTTTAAGATGGCATTTGCAAGTCTTTCGTTAATCTCACGGTGTCTCGGTATCATTTCTATCCTCCCATCCTTACTGTAGATATCGTGATCCGTACCATGCCTTTCGAATTTCAGACCTGCTTCTTCCAACCGGTTTATTAAATCTCTTCTCTTCATGTGCACCTCCTGTGTGTATATAATACACACTCGATACACATTTGTCAATAGATATATTCCCCTGGTAACTCACAAGCGGCAGGCTTCAACGCCCGCCGCTCACACAGGATGGGAAATGTGATCAGCCTTACTGACTCACTTTTCACGCTATCATCATATCACGATTGCCGCTGACATTCACTGCCATCTTTCCAGGTGTTCCAGCGCCGACACGTAGAACCGATACGCCTGCCGTTGTGAGTAGTTCAGCATCACAGCCACATCCTTCATCCCTGGTCGCTTTACCGAGAGAAAATATATATCCAGCACCTGACGTTCCCTGCTGTCCGTCAGATGATTGATCAGCCGCTGCGCCTTCAGCCTCTTGTCAGTCAGCGCCGACTGCTTACGCTTAAGCTCGGACATGTAGTCCGAGATCTCTGCCATCCGGTCCGTGGTTGTGTCCATCGGTGATACCTGCACCCAGTCGACGTCGTAGCGCATCGCGCCGGGAAGCAGCGACATCTCCAGCTCATAGATACGATCCCCGATCTCCTCGATCTCTTTTTGCTCGTCCCTGACCGAGTACAGAAACTGCTTGGCTGTCATAGCGCCCTCCACATTTCTTTACTGCTTGGCAGCCGCTGGCCGCAATGCCGGCAGAATACGTCAGTCAGCAGGATGTCCGCGCCACATACCGGACATTTGAATGTCCGTCTCCCCGGATACTCGCGCTGTTTCTCAACAGCGCTTACTGCGTCCATGATCGCTGTTTTCCTGATGACCGACGACTCTTCGCCTGCCATTTGCAGCAATGTTGTTATCACGTCCATCGGCGTCACCTCCTCTAGCTGTTTCGAATCACGATCCACAAAGTTACGATCATCCCGAGACCGTAGCCAAGGATGAATGTCAGGAATGGCACTTCTCTTCCTCCTCTCTTTATGGCTCCGGTTTTATCGCCCAGAACTGCCGAATCCCTTATCTCCTCGTTCTGTGTCTCCCAGAGTTTTTACCTGTTCGATATTGAAATTGGCGCACGGCTGTATAATCATCTGCACGATCTTTTCGCCCGTCTGGAAGATATAATCCTGTTTCCCCAGGTTATAGAGCTTTATGACAACGCTTCCCGTATACCCCGCGTCTATCACCCCGCCCAAGCTGACGATATTATGTTTCACATTCAGCCCCGACTTAGATTCCAGCTTTCCGAAAAACCCTTCCGGAATCGCAATATGTACTCCTGTGTCGATTGTTGCCGATCCTCCCGCCGGGATTCTTACAGGAATAGGAGTTCGCAAGTCATATCCGGCATCAGTTTCATGCGCCTTCTCTGGTAAATAAGCCCCATCTTCAAGCATGCAATTCATTTCAGGTCCCCTTTCTGCATGACTTTCATTCTCAACATCTTTGCTGCTCTTAGTTCACGTTTCGCTCCCTCGCTATCTTCCCATCCAGGCAGCATGTATATGGCATCACAAATCGTGAGAATGGCAAGCGTCACCGTCATATACTCTTCATGTGTCAGCGTCTTTGGCAGCTGTGCTGTTACAGATGACGGATTGACCGGTTCATAGCCCCGCTTATGCAGTTCTTCCTCTGCCTGGGAAAATCTTTCCAGGTAATCGTTTGTTCCTGTTATCTTGCCTGATATAAACACTCTTAACATCTGATTTTGCCTCCTTCAACTAAGTCAACTAAGTCGCAATCACCTGGCGATTCTTTGCAGCTTTACCCTCACAAGAAAATCAAGCGCCATAAGGAGCATATCCTGAACACGATCCGTCTTGGCCTCAGTAATGCAAGGATCGAAGCAACCAACAACAAAATCAAGCTGATTATCCGCAAAGCATATGGATTCCGGAATATCCAGAACATGATGGATATGGTGTACCTCGTATGCTCAGATATCCGCATTCCACTTCCCAACCGAAAACCTGAGCCTCAGAAAGCAGCTTGATTACAAGGAAAAGTGGCATTTCCGACCCACGGGGATGCCAGAAGAGTCAATAATATCTGTTCATCTGCTGATCTCCTTTTCATTACCTTCATCCTTCTCCTCCATCAGCAGTTCAGCAGGATCGATGTCGTATTCCCACATGAAATTTTTTAACCAGTCCTCAAGCCAGCCCCCACCGTGCGCCTCGTTTTCGCCCGGCAGCGCGTCTGACAGACCATTCACCATAGCGTCGACTATGGACCAATCAAATTCCGATCGTTCCGGCTGAAGCAGCTTCTTCCGGTTGTCCCAGTCGGTGAATTTCTCCTGGCACTCGATCACGTAAAGTGACCAGTGCAAGCCATCCGCGTACCCGCGCATGTAATCATTCCTGAGAGCAGGTGGCGTGTATTCAATTATTTTCTTGTAAATCGCATTGTGCAGCTTGTCGTAATTAATGAATCTCATGCCGCGTCCTCCCTGTTAAATGCAACCGCCGCATTCGCCTGCGCGAAAATCCTCCAGGCTCATCTGTCTTCCGTTTTCCTTTTCCCAAAACACCTCTGCTGCCTCCTTTGCTTCCTTCTCGGTGCTGAATAATCCGGAAACCATCTCGTCCTCGTAGTATTCCCACCATTCCTTATTTGAAAGGTCAACCGCAAAGTAATGAGGCTTATTGTCGCTGCTTTCGGAAACGACTCTTATGTATCTCCTGATGTTGTCGTTCCAGTTGAATCCTTTCGTATACATTCGGAGCAGGCTGTCGTATTCTTCCTCAATCTGTCTGTTGGTCATTCCCTGCCAGTTTTCGCTTTCTTCAAAGCTGGCAGGATGCCCGATCAGGTCTATATAAATCTGCTTAAGTGAATCCCGCTTCTGAACCTCGATCGGCTTGTTCAGAACTTTTCCGACGTACCACATGCAATCTGACCGGTAATCCTGTTGCAAGAAGTACTTATATCCCCCAGCTATGAAATAAGGACATTCGCCTGCTGGTCTTTTCCATTTCACGCTCATCGAAGCCCTCATGCCGCGTCCTCCTCAGTCGTATCTGATACCCAGCTCATAGAGCGTGTATGCTTTATTGGGCTTCATGCCTTTATACATTGTTCCTTTTTTGAATAACGGCAATATCGCGTTGTCCCCATCAGGGTCTGTGATAAATACTTTTATGTATTCCATGTCTTTACACATTTCGTTGCGGTACTGTTTTTTAACATACTTGATTCTGCTTGCAAACGGCTTAAACACCGCTTTCAGATATTCCCGCTCTGTGTCATCGAGAATCGGTGTCCTGAAGCAAATCGGTCTACATCCCGGTTTAACGTCTTTGAAAATATGGTCAAACTCGTAAATCGATAAACAATTATCACCTGTGCCATCGTTAACTTTTAGCTCACCGCCTGGACTCCTGAAGATATATTTATATTTCAGCGGCAGCGCGTTAAGAATTGTTTTCTCGGTTTCTGTAAACATTTTGCCCTCCTTTCACAACCGGTTCAGCGGACAGCTGACGCAGTATCGATTTACCAGATCGCTATACTTTTCATCGTCGGCATCCTTGTAGCCGACTACGTACTTGCAGTAGTTGTCGCAGATCGCCGCCTGCACCTCCTCGATGATCTCGCGCACCGGTTTCGTCTCTTCCATCTCTTCATACCTCCTCATCTTCTACGACATAGCTTCCTGCAATTCGTGCCTCATCCATCACCCGGCAGAATTCCAAGTACGCATCTTTTGGCGAACCAGCTTCCACGAAGAACAGCTGGTCTGTCATTGCGCCCCGGATGATATACAGTCTGTTCTCCGCGTAGTAGTAGCTGTAATACGATTCGCCCTTTCTCATTTCTGGAAAGCTGTGCCATCTGACGTATTTGCCTTTGATGCAGTTTTCGTAAAACCAATGCAGCCATTTATCGAGTTCCATCTCCCATCCTCCTGTGTTAATCCCACGGCAGTTTTTCGTCTTTGTCTACCTGCGCGAATCCGTTTTCATCTGCTGCCGGATGGTCTCCGCCGGTGTTCTGATCCGCAACCGCCTTGCTCTCCGCGAATTCCCAGCTGTCCACGATCACATCAGTCGTGTACACCTTTACTCCGTCCTTGTTCGTGTACGATCCTGTCTGAATATGCCCATCGAGACAGATCTTCGTGCCCTTCCGGCAATATTTATCCAGGGCTTCCGCCGTTTTCCCGAATACGACACAACTGATGAAGTCTGCTGTATCCTGCTTCTTCCCGCGCCGATCCACGGCAAGAGTGAACCGCGCGACCGCCATTGCATTCTCACCCTGCGTATACCTCAGGTCTGCGTCTCTCGTCAGCCTGCCCATTAATACAGCCTTGTTCATCTGAACCTCCTTCTTACAACTCCCCGTCCTGCTTCATGTCGCTGATCATGTCCAGCACATCGTTATATGCGTCTACCTGGCCTTGGTGAAAGCACTTCATCCTGTTGCCTTTCTTGCACTCCTGGTTGTCCTCGATGCTTTCAAGCCTGTCGTATATCTGCTGTTCAAGTTCATCCAGGAAGTGCGGCGATACCATGTCAATCATTCCCTCTCCTCCTGTGCTGGTCTGCATTCGGACAAGTAGCAAAATGTGAGCAATAACCCCACTTGCAATGTTTGAAGTCTTGTGATGGATTTCCCTTGACGGTCTCTCCGTCTGGCGTAATCACCGTAAGTGTGCCATTATCGTCTGGATCGTATGCCACCCCTAGCGCATCGCAGGGCATCATTTTTCCTGATTTCATCCTGATCCATACAATCTCCGCTCCGCATGATCTGCATGTGCTCATAATCCTTCTTCCTCCCTCTGCAAACGATGCCAATCATCCATGATCTGCCTGAAATACTTCTTCCCAGTTTCTTTGAAGATCTGCGCAGAAGACATCTGGTAATTGTTGTCGTATTCATCGCCACTGAAAACAACGCAGGAATAACCATCGTCGCCCCACTGTGTGCCAACTTCTATCTTCGGATTAGAAAATTGGTATCCGACCGTAACCTTGAAATCCTTTCGCAGATCGTATCTGTTCATCGGAACGGCAGTAAAATGTGTCTCTATCAGTTTGTTTCCGTATTTCTCGGTGAAATATTCGCCAAGCGTCTTGTTCAGGCCTGTGAATCCCTTCTCGTCCCATACCCCATTCTTCGAATCCTTGACGGTAACGATTGTTAAATTATTTATTCTTGCTATGACTTTCGCCATTGTGTACAGTGCCTGTTCTGTCTGCTTTCTGTTCATCCCGTGTAATCCTTCCCGAAAACTCTCATCCACTCCTCGTGGCTAATCTGTTTTTCAAAGCTCTCCTGTGCCAACCGCTCAAGCTCCCGGTCATATCGCCCTGTGTCGTGTAGCGCCATATGGCACCTGTGGCACAGATGCACCGTCAGCCCGTACCGGTCAGCTGCTGCTCTCCTGCTGCCATGCAGGCAGTGATGAGCCTCGGTTATCCCCTGTATCCCGCAGATGTAACAGCGGTCCGGTCTGTCTCCCAGAATGATTCCCAATCTGCTTCCTCCTGTTCTCGATCTGCGCCGTTGTCGCGTGGATCAGCTGCTTGATGCTCTCCGGAATCTTTGCATCTTCCCGGCTCCGCTCCTTCGCCGCGCGATACGATCTCACGAAATGCGACCGTTCGACCGTTTGGAATTCGTCGACATCCATCAGCGCCATCTCGTGCAGCCGGTCCGGTGATACAACGACCCGCCGTACTTCCTCCGGAAGCTTCGCGAATTCTGCCGCAGCATAGTACGTCGAATTCTCCGCTGCTCTGGCGACCAGATACCACGCCTCATCCTCGGTCAGCATGGTTGCATCTGGATGAGTTACCTTCTCGATGCAGTCGATCACCTGTCCCGGCGATGGTGGAAACCCTTTCGTGTCGGATGCCAGATAAATCTTCAGCCCCGCCGACGCCTGCGAGTAGGTGTAGTTCTCCATCACACCGCCCCATGCCTGCACCATGTTCTCAAGCTCTGCTGTCGTCATCCGCGAGAAATGCGCTGGATACGTCGCCTTGATGACATAGATCAGCTTAGCCGCTTCCTGCGTTGTCACCTGGTGTCACCTCCCCGTTGATGATGCTCAGCAGATAGTCATTTGCATCGACCGGTCTTGTTGTACCCGACCTTGCCCTCTGCTCATTCGCGGAGCGATAGCCCCACTTTTCCATGGCGAGAGCATAGTTCTTGTACGACTTACCGGACTGCTCGCAGTATTCGTCTACAGCCCGGATCGCCTCTTCGGTCTCCGCCTCTCCATGCTTTGCTCTGAGATCGCTGAGCTGCTGTTCCGTGAGGAGGACATGGCCATACTGCCCGTGCTTGTGCCGCGCGGGGCGCGCTTGCGCGCTTCTCTTTTCTTTTGCACCCGTAGGGTGCTCATTATCATTTACATCTTCATCATCATTAACATCATCATTAACATCATCATTAACATCTACACTGCCGTTATCGTGCGATGTCGTTACGTTGTCGTGCGATGTCGTATCGTTATCGTGCGATGTCGTTACGTTTCTAGCATTTGCAACACGTTTCTCATTGACGGCATTCATTGCGTCAACCTTCGCCGCATATTTTCTACTGTTCTCATCCATCTCAGGGCGGACGTTCGATTCAAAATAGGCCTTCAGAACAGGGTCTTTGATCTCATACTCCTCGCCCTTCTGATATGCACAGATTGCACGCAGCAGTTGGATGGCTTGAGCATCAGGGAGAGCAGACATCATATCCGCCCATGATTCGTACATTACGAATGATTTTCTTGCCATTTCATATCCCCTCGATAAAGTGTGAAAAAATCGTCGATCCTCAGTGTCACAAGCCATTCCCCGCGGTCCTTGCGGTGGAACACTGCCGGCGCTCCATCTTTCCGCTTATCCGCTTCCTCTACTGCCTGCTGCATCGCCTTCTCAAGATTCAGGTGCTCGACGCGTTTACATTCAACGTGGATCCCAGGAAGACCGACGATATCCGATTCGTGATAGAACACCTTCCCGCGGTGCACATCGTACCCATACTCGCGGATGATGGATGCAAGCTCGCGCTCCGCATTAGCGCCCTTATTCCTGGCGGCTCTCCCGCGCTTCCTGCTGTCTTCTTGCTTTATCATGCTCTCTCTTCTCCATCTCGCGGATCAGCCGCTTCATGTCATCGTCTGGTGGCGGTGTCAAGTGGATGTCACGCATGTCAGATACAACGCCATCAAGCAGCCTGGAGAATTCCTGTGTGTTGTAGGTGCTGCTGCCAAAAAAACAAATCATCTGCACCATCTTCCGCGGCTCTCCGCTTTCCGGATCGTCGACCACTGTATCACCGACGACCTTCGTCTCCCGCCACTGCTGCCGGACCCCATCGACGGCATCCGGTCTGACAAGCAGATATGTGAATTTGCCGTATCGTTCCAATTCGAACAAATACATCGACCAGTTGTCAGTTCTGAGGGCCTGCGCCAGTTCTCCCAGGCAGGCCCAGAGCATCGCGTTCGCATCAAGGCTTCTGTGATTCCGGTGCTTATCGATCTTCAGATCAAGCTCCATATCCTGATATTTCTCGGCATCCTCCGGCAGGCAGTCCAGCTCGAAGGATACAATCGGCTTCTTCGCCCGGAAGGGAAGATCAATGGCTTTCAACCTGCCCGTCGTTTTCATCCGCGTGCTCCTTGTCCCATTTCTCCATCACGGCCTGACCAACCTTCCCGAAGTCTACCCAGTCGCCGACGGTCATCTCTTCCATTGAATTGTGGCCGTAATGGCCGAATATCGTTTCCTCTGGCATCCGGTGCTGAAGACACATCTTCCGGAGGATGATCACCTGTTTCTCTGTGATCTTTTCGTCCGGATTCGGCTTTTTCTCTCGCGACCACTTGTAAACGGTCTTTCCGGTGTCTTCATTGACGATGGTCAGCGAAGATATCCGGTCATCCGTGTAACTGATTTCCGACACGATGAAATGGTCGTAAGTCGTCAGCTTTCCGTTATTCTGCTTTGGAGAATAGTTCCCCGCACTGATCCAGATTCTCGGGGCTGTGTAAAGTTCACGCCCGATTCCCCAGTTGAAACAGGCCCTCTTGAATGCGTCGCTGGCCTGTCCCTTTTCTTTTTCTGTGTTGCTCTCCGTTCCGACATCCTGTTTCCAGACCCATCCGCTAAAGTAGTCGCTGTCAAACCAGATCCCGACGCTGCAGAACAGGTTGCCGTTTATAAGCTCGTGCTTCCTCTCCCAGCGGCCATTCCCGACCGTTTCATCCAGGATGTTCTGGTCGACGCGGGCATCCTTGTACAGCAGCAGGAACAATCCTTTTTCTGTGATCCGTGAAACGCGGCACTCTATCTCATCCGCCCTCAGCAGTCTGAACATTCTCTCCATCCTGTGTCACCTCACTGTCATCGACTGGTTTTCCACCAGCTCCGCTCCGGGAACCAATCCCCCTGCTGCAAGCACCTGTCGGATCTTCATCTTGTTCGGAACCGGATCAGGCCATGAAAGATAGTCGGCCGAGATCATGCTAAGATCTTCAATCTTAACCGACTTTGATTTTCTCCACGTCACCGTAGCCCGGGTTGTCTTAAACGGCTCTCCATTGAGGTATCCTTTGAGGTATCGCAGCAGGCTTTCCGCCTTGTTCTCCGATGCCTTCTCCCTCGCCGCGAATGCCTCCTTTTCTGCCTTCAGAGCTACCGCTTCCGCCCGGAGATTTTTGATGAAAAGGCAGATGTTCTCGATCTTCTGGTCCCTGTCTATAGTCAGCTGGTCAAAAGCACTTTTCATTTCCTCGTCGACAATCTCACCCGTCTCCGGATCAACTGCTGCAGTGAAGGCTTCCATCATCTTCTGGTCGATCTCATACAGATTCATTCTTTCTCCTCCTGTTATTGATCTCCGTAAGCAGTGCTGTATTCTCAGCGCTTCGGTTAATCGACAAGCACTTTCTGACATCATCAATATTTACTGTTGAACAGGTCGCAATCTGAACCCCTTCCGGAGTGATCCTATTCATCAGGTTGAAATGCTCCCTTTCCTCATCATCGAGAAAACGCTGCAATTCGTTGATCCGTGCACAAATCCGCTCATTCCTTCGCAGCTCGACCGCATACATCTTTACCAGCTCTATCAGCGTGTCCATCCTGTGTCCCTCCTTCTACCCACACATCTTTCAACAGCATTTCATTTACTGCCCGTCTGTAAAATGTCTTGCTAATCTCGAATCCGTTAAAAGTTCCGCCCTAATTCCTGGCACGCTCTCGCGGTTGTTCCGGACCCGAAGCACGGATCAATCACAACGTCTCCCGGGTCCGTGAAGATTTCTACAAGCTGTTTGATGAGTGATACCGGTTTCTGTGCCGGGTGAATCTTCGGAATGTCTTTCGGGTCTCTCTCCCATTTGAACCAGTTAAAAACCATGTGTCCGGTTCCCCGGATGTTTTTTCCGTTTTCGTCAACCTTCAATCCGTTTCTGAACTTCGGAAGCCTGTCACGGTAGAACAGCAGTGCGTATTCGGTTGCTCCGACAACCCGCATGTTGGCTTTCAATACCTGTGGGCTGTAATTCTTCACGAACACTAACGGGATGTAGTGGATGAATCCATGTTTTGCGGCCGCATTGATAAGCGTCTGGAACTGTTCGAAAGAGCAAAACACTATCATACATGGGCTGTCTGATGATCTTCCTCTAGCACATGGTCTTGTGTCGTCCTTCCTCATCAGCTGTGAACAAAAATGGAAGTATTCGTACAAGTTGAAATTGAAATCGCTTGTGAATCCAGGCCTACCCGCAAATTTGGATTCACCGTTCTTGTTATCGCCGCCTTTGTACCACATCGGGTTAGAACCGTAGAAGTTCGTGCCGACGTTGTACGGAACATCCGCAATGATGAGCTGCGCTTTATGGATCGGGTAGCCTTTCCAGTTCTGCATCGAGTCGTTGTATAACTCACATTTCAGTCGTCTCTGCATCTCACGCGCCTAACTTCGTGTCGGCCCATCTGGTCAGCCCGTACCGGTCGCTGATCGTAGTCGTGTAGTAGTGCTTCTCGCGGATCAGCGATGACAGCGCCCGGCAGTTGAGCACGTAGAACGCGATCGCGATCAGCGCTGTGACGCCCATCCCCGGCTGGTTCTCCGGCCTTACCAGTGCCAGAAATCCCGCCGCGATGCCGACAGATGCGGCCTTAATGATTACCTTTCTTCTCATTCCGTTCCCCTCCTGTGATCTGAATCGCGAGCTGGCATTCGCCATCCCGCCAGTTACTGCTCAGGCACTGTCTCCGCGCGGCTGCATAGCTCATGTGCTCCTTGCGGATGACATCACCATTTTGAATAGCTATCACTGCCACTCTCAGCATTTCCCGTACCTTTCATGTCGCCGCATCGCTCGGCGACGCGTTGCCTCTGCGGACCAATTCGCTTCTATACCTTTCCTTAGCTGATCAGCGCTCTGCTTATCCATGACCGGTCCAGGCACAGCATTTCCTCAGCTCTACTTATCAATTCCATTGCTTTTCGATTCTCTGCCGAAGCAATTCCCAGCTATGCCATTGCTCAGCTATGCTGTCCTTTGCCCTTGCGATTTACTACACATCGCAATGCCTATACGCCTCCACGCTCAGCGACACTTTGCCGAAGCCTTTCTTTACGTCACTTCACCATGCCGATGCTGAGCAATGCAGTGCCACTCTATTCTCTTCTGCTGCGATGCCTGGATTCGCTGTACGTCACCTATGCGATACATATCTATGCTTATGCAAAGGGATTCGTGACCAATCCTTGCTCTGCTTTACCATCACCAAACGTTGCCTTTCTATTCTTCTCTTTTGCAAAACTCTGCTGCGTTTCGCTATCGCCACGTTACATATCCATGCATATCCTTCGCCTTGTCCGAGCTGTTCCTCGCATATAGACGCCTTCGCATTGTGATGCAATGCAATGCTGTTGCTTATCTTTACGACTTCATTCCTCTGCGTTTCCACTCAGTCAGTGCCTATACAATTCTTGTCTTCACCTTGCTGTAGCTTCTCCGATCAATGCCTTTCTGCAGCGGATAAACTAGCTTTGCTGTTGCCCTGCGTGTTAGTGCGCGTTAGTGCGCGTTAGTGCGCGTTGGCGCGCGTTGCCTACGCTAGACTTTTCTGTGCATATCCTTCGCCTTGCAATCCTAAGCACTGCGTTGCTCACGCATTGCCACTCTTTGCTGTAGCTGCTCCTGACAGTTCAGCGCAATGCTTCTGCAACTTAACGATTCGCCATGCCGCTGCTTCTCTGTGCATATCCACGCATTACTGTTGCTCATCCGCTCACATCTTTGCTGCACCATTGCGATGCAGCATTGTTCATTGCTGTCACTCTTCCGGGTCTACGTAGTCCCAGGTGAAGGATCCCTTCCGGCTGTTCCGCCAGCCGCCGATTCCATTGTCATATCCATAATCGAGCCATTCCTCGATCATCCCGCGACTTCCTTCGCCCAGCAGACTCACGATGTCGAATTCCACCCATGCGCCAGGTGCGATACTTTCGCTGTCGCTGATCGCCACGCGGTCACCCTGCGGAGTCGAGGCTCTTAGCGGGCGCTGGCAGTCGCCGATTGGCTTATTCGTGTGGATCACGATCTCGCGGACTGTCTTATCTTCAACCGATCCGTTTGTGATCGCATCCTTACTTTTTTTGACGTCGCTGTAGACCTGAATCAGCGTGTCGATCTTCCCCTTGTATGCCGTGAACCCCTTCGATTCGCTCTCCGGGATCTGCCGGCAGGCCCCGCAGGCGGATTTGAAGAATCCCCTGATTTGATAGTCGAACAGGATCGGATCGCCATTGTCGTTCCGCGGGAAGAACGTCTTCCCCTTTGTGATTTCCTCGTCGGCGTTGAGGTTCTTGATGTCTTCCAGTTCCTGGTGAACGAGCGCATCGCGCTGCTCCTCGGTCAGCCCCTCGCGGATGTACTTCTGTGATGCTTTCTGCTTTTTCTTGATCTTCCCGGCGACATAAGTGCCGTGAATGTCTTCATTTCCGGATGCCGTCCCCAGTAACTCATTCATGAAAGTGAGTCGGACGTGCATCACCAGCGCGTCCTTGCGAAGCTTCTCGCCTCTTGTCCTTCTTTTGTTTAACTCTGCTGCTGTTGCCATTTGTGTTCCCTCCTGTGTTGTGAATTGTGTTTATGCTTCTCCTGCTCCGCGCCTGCGCCAGAAGTCTTCCAGCGCTTCAACGCGCACAAGTCTGATACTGCCGTCAAGGATAAAATCCCGGTCTGTTGTCTGATCGTCCTTGCGCATGTCAGACAACAGCTTCGTTGCGTAGCTCCGGGACACCGAATATTCTTTCGGGATGTCCCGAACCCTGACCCATTTCCTCTCCATCCTGTGCCCTCCTATTTTGTGCTATCCTCTCCTTACAGGGCACTGCCATGCCCGAGTTTTTGAAAGGAGGTGGATATGCATGAAAGACATTAAGTTCTCCGACTTCTTGAACAGTCTTACCGACGATGATTTTGCCCAGATGTATTCAGATGGAAATTCTGAAGTTAACAGAATCATCGTTCCCTTGGGAAGTTCTGCCGATAAAGTCGCAAAACTATGCGTCACGAAATCAGGTCGTTTTTCTCTGAATCTTCTTGAACGCTACCACGAATGGCTGATGCAAGCTCTTTCGGATCAAACCTGATTTCTGCTTCACAATTGCGCTCCAGTACCTCATCTATTCGCTGGAGCGCTAACATTATTCCTTTGAGATATTCTTCCGTTTCCATCCTGCTTTTCTCCTCCTGCTGACTTATTTCTGGTATAATTTGATAAACGACTGTTATTTTTCATACAATGTGAGGGGCTGTTATGAAACTCAAAGAAAATGTCAAAAGTTATAATTCTAATCAGGAAATTACTGTCACATTCGACACGCCTACTGTGTGCCCGATGTGCCATACAGCTTCTGACCAAGTGTTCATTTCCGGATATTTGATAGACATTGATAATGCACACTCTATTCTTTATGTCACCCTTCTGTGTCGTAGGTGTAAGCGGCCCTTTATTGCGGCATATGGGATGACTGGTTCTATTTGTACAGACATAGGAACCTATCCCAATGTCCCAGAAGACATCAACTTCCAGGATTCCATTAACGATTTGTCGCCGAAATTTGTGTCGATTTACAATCAAGCAGTCGCCGCTGAATCATATGGTCTTAACGAAATATCCGGTATCGGCTACCGGAAAGCTCTTGAATTTCTCATAAAGGACTATGCCATTCATATCCACCCAGAAAAATCTGACGATATTAAGAAAGATTTTCTTTCAAACGTCATTAAGAAGTACGTCGATGATGAAAAGATCAGAACAATCGCCGAACGTGCTACTTGGATTGGAAATGATGAAACTCATTACATCCGGATCTTCGACGGATATGATGTCGATACAATGAAGGAATTCATCATGGCTGTTGTTTCAATGATCCACACTAATCTTGTGTTTGAAAAAGCGACAAACATATGTAGATAATTATTTGTCCGTCTGTCGTTTTTCCATCTGGCTGGACTGCATTTTGTCCAGCTTTTCATTTGCTTCTATCAGTTCATTGCCTATTTCTTTCAGAAGCTTGACTACTTCATCTAACGTTGCAAGAATCAATCCTTCCATCTCACGTCACCCTCTTACTTTTTTACTAATTGTCAAATCATATTTACGGTTTTGTCGTAATCTAATGGCAAAAAAATAATCCGATCATACGGGATACCATACAGCGATTCAATTTTCTTCAAAACAGGGACATCTGGATAGCTGCGACCTCGTTCGTAATTCCCAAGGGTGTCGCTGCTGATCCCAAGTTTTTTCGCTGCTTCGGTCTGAGTATAACCAGACATTTCACGTGCCGTCTTTAGAGTGTACATTACTGTAACGGTCTCCATGGCTTACACACCTCCTTTTAGTTCATACCATACTACGGTTTTACCGTAATGTCAACGGAATTATCGTAATTTCATAATTGTATCTTGAAAAAATTACGTCCGTGCCGTACTATTGAATTAAAGTAATTGTAGGAGGAAGCAGCATGAGCAACCTAGGGAACAAGGCGATAATGGCTGAGAATATTCAACATTATATGAATATCAATAGTAAGTCTCGTCAAGATGTCTGTGATGCAATTGGTGTTAAATACACAACATTTACTGATTGGGTTAAGGGAAATACTTACCCTAGAATTGACAAAATTGAACTGATGGCCAACTACTTTGGAATTAGCAAGTCTGATTTAGTAGAAGATCATCGAAAATCATTATCAACAAATCCTCGTACTGTTAAAATTTATGGCCGCATCGCAGGCGGAACTCCGATCGAAATGATTGAGGACGTCATTGATGAAGTAGACCTTACAACCATTCCGGTCAAACCTGGTCAAAAATACTTCGGGTTGAAAATTTCCGGTCATTCCATGGAACCGGATATCAAAGATGGTGACTACATCATTTGCCTTCAGACTGATGATGCAGAGTCCGGATCCATTGTCGCTGCAACTGTAAACGGTGACGATGCAACATGTAAACGGTTGATGAAATACCCGGACGGAATTCGGTTATTGCCGATCAATCCATCTTATGACGCTAAATACTATACAAACAGGGAAGTTGAAGAACTACCTGTGCGGGTGATTGGTATCGTGATCGAAAGCCGGCACAGATATAGATAGCAGTAGATACACAAAAAACAAAGGAGGGAAACACTATGAAAAAACATGCAATCCTAACAATGGCGTTGGCGATCACGCTGGCGGTGCCGGTGATCGCGCCTGCTGCGAAAGCTCCGCAGACTGAGGCTACGACAGAATCAGAAGGAAAGGAATACACTTTCAGAGGGATCCCATGGGGATCGTCAGTTGAGGATGTAAAAAATTCGGATTTTATTAAAGAATATCCCAATTACGTATACAGCAAAAAGCACAACTCTATCACTGTATATGGCATTACTGTAGCTCAGAAATCCTCAAATGCCTATTTGTGTTTCGGTGATTCAGGATTATATGCCGCGATGTATGCTTTAGCTGAAGAACATACAAACTTAAATAATTATGTGGAAGATTTTAACGACGTTTTTGATTCCTTAAAAAAGAAATATGGAGAGCCTGATAAAGTTCTCGATGATTGGAAAGATGATTTATATAAAGATGATCCATCTGAGTATGGCATGGCAGTAGGCGCAGGACATGTAAATTTCATTCGTGAATGGGGCGAGAATGACACCCATATTGTACTTGCATGCCTAGGTGATAATTTTAAGATTGAGAATGACATTATGTATGAGTACACTCCATTAAAACCAGAAGAAACCACAGACGATGGATTATAACTGAAACATAAAAAGCCGCCCGGTGTTGCAGCACCAGACGGCTGGTAGTCTCAAAACCCACGGGCAACGGGGATTTTTTGACCTTTTTCATTATATCACAGGAGGTGGAATATGTGGATAGCCGAAAGAAATGGTTACAAGATCATGCAGGAACGGGTCACCGACCCGCTGACGGGGAAATCAAGGATTGTGTCCTGCACCATCCAGAAGGACACCCCGGCAGGAAGGAAGGCCGCCAGGCAGAAGCTTGAGGCGAAACTGCTGCGGAAGAAGCCGGCATCACTGAAAAAACTGAAGCTGTCTGACCTGATTCGGAAGTACGAGGAATCCATGCAGCAGGATGTAGACCATGGCGACCTCAGGGAGCAGACCATGAACCGGAACATGTTCTCGATGAATACGCTGTTGAAAACCCTTGATGACGTGTATGTGGATCAGCTGACAGCGGGATATGTGCTTCAATGTCTGGATGAATCCGGGCGCAACAATACTGGGAAGAACGAGCTGCTGCGCCGCCTAAAGGCGTTCCTCCGCTGGGCGTACAAAAGGGATCTGATAGAGAGTCGGGAAGTGATTGACAAGATCGACAAATATCCGGAGCCGTCTGAAAGAGAGAAGATCAAGGACAAATACCTAGAAGCAGAAGAAGTGGAGAAGCTGATCACCGGAATGACCTGTAAGCGCTGGGCACTGCTGACAGAATTCCTTGTCCTTTCCGGTCTGCGGATCGGCGAAGCTATCGCCCTGGACGCATCCGACGTGGACGCGCGAAACATCCATGTGAACAAAACATTCAGCCCGATCACACATTCAATCGGACCAACAAAGACGGACGGATCAACGCGTGACGTACACATTCAGCCAGAGCTGGCGCGGTGTATCAAAGCGATCAGGAAAGAGATGATGAAAGAACGGCTGATCTACGGATACGGTTCCACAACATTTTTTATGACAGGTCCGGACGGAGAGAGATTGTCATACGATGCCTACAAAAAATATCTGCGGGAGTCCAGCAGAGACATTCTCGGGCGGGAAGGTGTGACACCGCACATCACCAGGCACACACATACATCTCTGCTGGCAGCGGCCGGAGTACCATTCGACACGATCAGCCGAAGGCTTGGCCACAGCAATTCGAAAACCACAAAACAGATCTATATGCACGTGACGAAAACGCTTCGGAACAAGGACGCTAAGGCAGTGGACGATGTTACCATTTTCAAAGTTTGCTAA